TGGGTGATCGCGGTGGTCTGGGTGCTCAGGTAGTAGGTCGAAGCCACACCGGAGCGGCGGGGAATCGCCACGTTGCCCACGAGACCGGGCATGGTGCGCACGCCCAGCTGGAGCATCAGGGCATTGTGCCGCAGGAACTCGATGAACTCATCGGCCATCAGATCGGTGGCAACCAGGTTGCCGCCGGTGGTAGCGCCAGAGGTCACATAGGTGGCACGCTTGCCGCCCAGTGCAGAGAAGGGAACAAAGAAGCTGCGCTCAGTGGTCTTGCTGATGCCAGACTTCTCCACCTCGCGGGACAGCTCACGCACCAGACCGGCCTCGCGGGAAGACCAGTCGCCGGTCAGCATCGCGCGGATACCAGCGGTCAGGCTGTAGGAAGCGCGCTCCTCAGAAGCCATCTCCACAGGGGCGACGGTCTCCACAGGCTTGGCGCCCAGCTTGTCGAGCACAGCAGTGCGGGCCTCATCGAGGCTGCGGCCGCCTTCAATCAGTTGACGGCCAAGATCGGCCATGCCGTGCTTTTCGGTCAGGGCAGTGATGCCGGCAATGCGGGCGCGCTCGGCTTTTGCAGCCTCAGCAGCCGCTTCAGCCCGCACCGCCGAGATGTCGGGGGTGTTTTCCATCGGAACCTCAGGTTCTGTTTCGGGGGTTGGTGATGCGGCGGAGGCCGCAGGATCAGTCTCAAGAGACCGACCCACACCCACAGTGGGGTCTGCAGGTATGCTAACCACGCTCACTTCGTAGGGAGCCCAGCTGGTAGCGACGAAATCACCGCTGCCACGTTGCTCCATTTCGTTGATCGCGTAGCCAAAGGATACGTTCCGAAGAACGCCATCCTTAACGTCAGCCAGCACCTCCTGCGCGAACGCATTGCGGCTGAACTTAACCGTGGCATAGCCACGCTTTTTTTCTCCGTCGATCCACGCGCGCTCCACCACGCCGATCACCTTGTTCGGGTCGTGGTTGAACAGCAGCGGCGCCGCATCGTTCAAACGGGAAAGATCGGCACTGCGTGCATCGTGCTGTAGCACTTCATTCCCGAAATAACGGGCGACGGGATACTCGCTAGAGAAGGGGAACTCAATGCTGCGGCCGTCTTCGCTGACCGTGAAGTCAGCTACTTCGGCGCGCTTCAATAGCTGCCCTTCAAGATCACGCGATAGGTCCATCGGTGTCCTCGGTGTCATCCTGTTCATTATCGGGTGCGTCGGCCTCTGCAGCGTCCGCAGCCTCGGCGGCAGTCTCCGCCGGCTCCGCTGCAGGGTCTTCCATCGCCTCGTGCTCGTTCTCTGGGTTGGTGTCGAAGTACAGGTCCAGCTCCTCGGCGCGATCCACCTCGGCCTTCCGCGCCAGCAGCAGCTCCTCAAGGTCGCCGCCTTGCTCGGCCACCACATCCGCCTGCGTCTTGAACCCGCAGCGCACCGCATCCTTGTACGCCTGCACTTCCTTGGCCGGATCCACCCACGCCCAGCCGCGCGGCATCCACCGCACACGCCGATAGCGATCAGGATCCGTCTCGTAGGCAGGCAAGTTCAGCGCACCGCCGAGAACCGCCATCTCCAGCCATGCCTCAAACACCGGCCGGTGGAAGTTCTCGATCATGTACTGCTGAAGCGCCTTCCAGTTCTCGCGGTCTTCCAGCAGGCTCAACCGGCTGCTGCTGTAGTTCGTCTGGCTGAAATCGCGGCTGATCGTCTCGTAACTGCAGCCCACACCGGCCGCCATCGCGCGCAGCATCGCCCGCAGGAACGGCTCAAGCTGGCCGTCCGGTGCATCAAGCTGCGGCACCGTCACGCTCTCGCCGGGCGCCAGGTACTTGAACACGCCGGGCTCAAAGTTGCTTACCCGTTCGTTGTCGTAAACCTCATCACCCAGCAGCTCGCCCTCAGGGCTGGTGATGAAGCCCATCAAGCTGCTGCTCGCGCGTGCGCGCACCACCTCGGCTTGCTCGTAGCCGGCCAGCATGTGCAGTCGCTGGATCGCGCTCGCCAGCCAGGGCACGCCTCTGGTCTGACCGGGGCGCTCCTGTTGGTAAAGATGAAGCACCTCAGCAGCAGGCACCAGCCGGTGCCGTGCCGTCGTGCTCGGGCCAAACGTCGAGTCGCCTGGATGCTTCGTTAGGAACGCATACTGCACCGGCCGTCCCCAGCGGTTCAGCTCGATGCCCATCCGCCATTCGTTGCCCTCGATCGTGCTGGCGCCCGTGTAGTTGTCGTCCAGCAGATCGCTCTCGATGATCTCCAGCGCGAACGGCACCCGGCTGGCACCGAACGGCTGGCGGATCATCCGCACGAACACCTCGCCGGACTCGGCCATCGCACCCACCAGCAGGCGCTCGATGTCCGGAAAGCTCAGCCGGCCGGCCGTATGGCAGCTGTCCTTGCGCCCCCAGTCCGACCAGGCCAGCTCGATCGCATCGTTTACCGCCTGATCCAGCCGGCCACCGCCGCGCTGCATCCGCACCTGCGCCTGCATCTTGATGCCGGTGCCGATCACGTTGTTGCGCACCGCACGGATTGTCTGCCGCGCGTAATCGTTATCCCGCACCAGCTGGCGCGAGCGATTGCGCAACCTTGCCAGGCTGCCCTTGATCTCGGCATCCGCGCTGGTGCCACCCGTCACCCAGTCACTTGTCAGGCGGTTAACCCGCGCGCCCTCATACATCCGGCGTCGTGGTGCTGGCACCGGGTCAGCGCCCCGCTGCAGCCAGCCAAGTATCGAGGATCGGATGCCCATCAGAAGCGCACGAACAGGTTGTGCGGGTTGCCAAGCCCATTGGCGTGCAGCTGGGCTGCCTGCTCACGCTTGACCGCTGCCTTAAGACTAGATTCCAGCGCAAGCAGGTCGGCCATCTCCATCTTCTTCAGCCGGCGGCTGCCGATCGTGTACTCCGCCACCGCACCGCCCGAGATCATCGAGCGGATTGCGGCCTGCACCGCATCGAGATCCTTCTGCGCCTGGCTGCGGTTATCGACCGCGGCTGGCGTTCCGGTGTAGGCCAGGTTGGCGTCGATCTCGAACTGCCCCGAGCCCAGCGTGACGGTCTCGCCCGCCTTGGTGGCCACCGCCTGCCAGTAGCCGGTGTCGTCCGCGTGGAAGCCCTCGGTCGTCGCAGCCGTCAGGCTGAACTGCCAGCCCTGCCCATAGGCCGTGCCCACAGCCGTGGCGCCGTGATTGTTCCGATCGAATCGGAAGTAGTAGGTGAGCGTCCAGCCGGTCGGGCTGCTGATCGCGTTGCCAAACACATCCGCGCTGGCATCGTCGCGCCACTTGACCGTATCGCCTTCAGTTATCCGCGCAGGGAAGTTCACGGCCTCACCAGCTGTTGACGAACGCCGACGCTCCGGCTTCTCCCGATCTTAGGCGCGGCTTGCGTGCCTCAGCATCCCCATTCTGCAGGCGCTTCTCCAGCTGATCCCACACAGTTCTTCGATCATGCCGCTGGTACATCCGATGTACCGCTGCGTATGCGTACACCATGCAGTCCAGCGCCTCGTTGCGCGCGCTCGGTTTCTTCACCCACTCCCGCACCGGGAAGCCCTTCACATAGCGCAGCGCCTGCTTCTCCGCCGTCAGCTGCTCGAAATACTCAGCGCCCGTCTGCGCATGAAAGTGCAGATAGCCCGGCCCCGGATCGTTGTGCTTCAGCCGCCCGAACAAGGTGGTCTTGATCGTGTCACCACCAACCGGGAACACCAGCGCGCCGCGCTTCAAGGTCTGCCCCTTGGCGTTGATGTCCACCTTGGTGGGCTTGCCGATCGGCGCCTTGCCCCTTTGGCTCTGACCCTTGATGGCGATCACGCCCTGCGCCTGCCGCTCCCGCGCGTACTGGTACACCTCCGCCGTGGCGTGGCCGCCCGAGTCAACCGCCACCACATCGGCCCGCAGCTTGCCGCCGCCAGCGTGCTCCCACTGATGCAGCACCAGCAGGTCCAGCTGCTTCCACACCTCCGGCCGGCACGGGTCGCCCATGATCTCCTGGTGGTCGATCAGCCAGCCTTCCTCATCACGGCCCCACGCCCACACGCTCACCGCCAGGCGATCACCAGCTGATCCACCGCCGCCCTGCACGTCCACGCCGATCGTCACCAGCAGCGCACCATCCGGTAGCTGGCCGGCCTTGTACGGCTCACACCGCTGCAGGAGTGCATCGGCGCTCACCTTGCTGGCGAAGTCCTCCTCCCACGTCTCTGCCAGCCGCGTGTTGACGAATGACTTCAGCATCGGCGCATCCGACTTCGCCCGCAGAAAGTCATCCACCATGTCCGCCCAGCTCAGCCAGCCCAGCGGTGAATACAGCCCCGACAGCTGAAACCCAGCTGTCTTGCCATCGCTCGGTGCCGTCGCGCGCCACTCACCCTGCCGCAGCAGCGCCGGCTTGTGGATCTCAGCAAACCGCTCGCGGCAGTGCTCACACTCGTACACCGCAGTGGCCGGATCGTTCTTCTCCCACTTCAGCTGCGGCCACTTCAGCCACTGCATCGCCCCGCAGCTTGGGCACGGCACATAGAACCGCCGCTGGTCGCTGCGCAGATACTCCGCCTCGATCCGGCTGAAGTCCTTCACAGTCGGCGTGCTGGTCAGCAGGATCTTCCGCCGCGCAAACGTCGTCGCCCGCTTCTCCGCCAGGCTCACCGGGTCGCCCTCGCCATCCACATCAGCCGGGAAGGCGTCGATCTCGTCCATGAAGATGTACCGGCACGGTGTCGAGCGCAGACCCGTCGCGCTGTTACTGCCGGTGAGCAGCATCATCCCGCCCGGAAACTCCTTGGCGAACATCGTGTTCCCAGAGTCCCTGCTGCGCGCCGGTGCGATCTTCTCCGTCAGCACCGGCGTCTCGCTGATCAAGCTCTCCAGGCGCTGCTTGCTCAGCCTCTTCGCCATCTCCACCGTCGGCTGCACCAGCAGCATCGGCCCCGGCGCATGATCGATCACATAGCCCAACCAGTTGCTGCCGCTCTCGGTCTTGCCCGTCTGCGCCGCGAACATCATCACCACCCGCTGCACGTTGCTGGTGGTGCTCAAGCAGTCCATCGGCTCCCGCAGGTACGGCGTCCTACTGGTGCGCCACGGCCCAGGCTCCGCGCTTGCCTTGCTGCTAAGCCGCCGGTGCTTGTCCGCCCACGCGCTCACCGTCAGCGGTGGCTCGGGGCGCAGCCCGTCCATGAAGGCCGTGCGCCAGACGCTCACAGCAGCGACCCCTGCGCTGGCACATCGATCCGCTGGCGCGCGATTTCCAGATACTCGGAGTTCAATTCGATACCCGTGTAGGTGCGTCCGTGCTGGATCGCGACCACGCCGGTGGTGCCTGCACCGTTGAAAGGGTCGAGCACATGGCCGCCTGCTGGTGCGCCAGCAAGGATGCAGGGCTCGATCAGGTCCGGCGGGAAGGTGGCGAAGTGCGCGCCTTTGAAAGGGCGGGTTGCGACAGACCAGACGCTGCGGCGGTTGCGAGTTTTATAGGCCGACGTGCCAAGCGTGCTCTTAGCTGTGCCGCCGCTTATGAGGCCGCCAGTTCGTGCAATGGCTTGCTCGGCTAGCCGCTTGCTATTGCTCTTAGTAGTTCCACCCGCCGCCGGTTCTTTGATCGCCTCACAATCGAAGTAATAGCGAGGCGATTTGCTAAGTAGGAAGATGTACTCATGCGCCTTGGTGCAGCGGTCGCGCACTGACTCGGGCATGGGGTTCGGCTTGTGCCAAATGATGTCTTGGCGGAGATACCAGCCGTCCGCTTGCAGTGCAAAAGCGACGCGCCACGGGATGCCGAGCAGTTGCTTGGACATGCTCGGTGACTTGCTCCCGAGCATGTTTTTGACTTGCGCGGTGCCATAGGAATCTCCCATGTTTAGCCACAGCGTTCCGTCATCACGGAGCACACGCCGCACATCGCGAAAGACGGCGATCAGCTCAGCGACAAACGCATCAGGAGTTTGCTCCAACCCGATCTGACGATCGGCGCCGTAGTCGCGGAGGCCGAAGTAAGGGGGGCTGGTTACGCAGGTGTGGAAGTGACCCGCCGGTAGTGCGGGCAAGATTGACCGACAGTCGCCGTGCAGCAGCTCAATCATCGTTCTGAGTCTGCCAGCGCCAGCAGCGCATCGCGGTGCTCATCGCTGAGCAGCTGGTGGATCACTGTCGGGTCGGTCTCACCTGCCAGCTGGTGCGACAGCCGATCGGCAAGGTTGCTCAGCGCCTCTCTCACGCTGCGTCCAATCTGAAACGCCTGCTTCTTCACCTCCTCCGCTGGCACCAGCTCCTTGCGCTGCTGCGCCACCTGCAGCTTCGCCAGCTCCGCCTGGTAGTGCTCACGCCGTGCCCGGCTTTCGTTCAGCTCAGGGATCGCATCATCCGGCAACCGGTCAATCGCCTTGCGCAGCTCCACCGGTGTGCGCGGTGCCGGCTCCTCCACCGGGTCCGGCTGGCTCACCTTCGCGTTGTGCGTTGCCTTCGTGTTCCGGTTCCACAGCTCCAGCGCCAGGTCACGATCCAGCCACCGCTTGCCGTCCTTCTCCACCACGGCCGCAGCGATGCGCGTCTTGGTCGCCGCAGTCACCGTGCCCTTAGCGCAGCCTTTCAGCGCAGCGAACTCGCTAAACGTGACCAGCACTAGGTTTGCGCGCTCTTAGCGTTCGACAAAATCATAGTGAACTATTGAACTATCAAACAGCTGGGAGACGCTATGCCCGTTCTTCTCACGCTGAGTCCCGTTTGAGACCGCTTGCGTCTGACGCTAGAGAAA